GGTTATCTTAAGCAGATGTTAAGATGTTGTCTACGCGGAAGATTCTGTAGTACTGGTTAGTTTTAGCTGTTGCTAAACCGTCTGCAGCGCTTGCTCCAACGAATGGGTTAGAAGCCATGCCGTAGCGTGTCTTGAAACCGATTTTTGGTTGGAATGTATTTTCACCAACAGCACGCATCATAGTTAATGGTACGTATGGGCAATAGAATACACCAGCGTCATAAGGGTTAGTACCTTTATAACCAACAGTTACATAGTCTACAGTCGCATATGGATCGATGTAAACTTTTGTACGACCGTTAAGCATACCTGCGAAAAGGTTACCTGTGTCATCTACATTTAAAGCAGTTGACATAGCAGGTGCGTAATCAAGCATACCTGAAGCTGAAAGTGCAGTAGCTACGTCTGAAGAACATAATACTACGTTACCTTTACCTCTACGTGTTTCTTTAGCGATTGTGTTAGCTTCACGCTCAAGTTGAATCATAAGGCCTTTGAACTTTTCTACTGACCAACGGCCGTCTGCGTCTGATTGCAGATCGAAGACACCCCGAAGAGCAACGTTAGATGTTTGTGCACCTGTTTTAGCTTGTGAGTTGATTGTACGGATAACTTCGCGATTGATTTCTGCTAAGATTTCTGTTGACAAGATGTTTGCCAATTCAGTTTCAGCGTCCAAACCATGGATAGCTTTTAAATCTTGAGCAAGCTCTAAAGAGTATTCAGCCTTCAAAGCACGTGATTTTGCAGTCACTGTAGCTTTGTCGATTGTGAAACCCATTTCAGAGAAAGCATTACCAGCTGCATCGCCTAATGCTTCAGCTGAGTCAGTATTCATACCTGTAGATGCTAATGAATTTGCTCGATCATCACCGATAGTGGCACTATCGCCCTGATTGTCTACGGTTAAGCCAGAAGGGTCTGTAGCATCTGATTCGCCGGTTTTTGAACCAGAAAAACGTGTATTTGCTTCGTTGAATAAAGCTTCTGGACCACCTTGGTTTGTGTACTTTGACTTCATTGCAAAGATAAGACCTGTTGGTCCTGACATAGGCTGAACACCAGCAAGATCGTAAGCAACCAAGTTTGGTGCTGCACGTCGTACTAATGAGATAAGAACAGGATCCCAAGTACCAAGGTTTGCGCTGCCAACACCACTGTTAGTAGGTGCAGCTTCAGATAGGTAGTTTTGCTGTCCGCGCTCTTCTGCAAGAGCTGTTTCTGTGTTCTCTAAAAGAGCAGCTGTAACTGCACGTTTATGAGCGTCTTTAATTTCACCAGCTGATTCTTCGTTAAGAACTGGTGCCCATTTTTCTGTTAAATTGTCGTAAGAATTCATTTCTAAATTTCCTTATTTACTTGACTTTTTTATTGCGTTAATGTATGAAGACATTTGAGCAGATACAGAAACTTCGTCCTGTACGTCCTGATCAGTGTCTTCGATGATTGATGACTCAACTTTTTCTGCTTTGAAGTATGTTTCCTTTAAAGTAGCTACTTTCGTTGTGAAAATTTCTACGTTATCGAATTCAATGTTTTCTGCAAGTTCCGCCAGCTTTTCAGCTTGAGTTATAGCTAGACCACGTGTAGCTTCAGCAATGATTGCGTCGCGCTTATATGTTTCTAACTCTTCTGCAATGTGTATTGCACGTTCAGTTGTAGCATTTAGAGAAGCCTCTAATTCTTCAACTTGTTCAGCTAGGTCGTCTACTAGATCAACCTTTGACTCTGGAACTTCGATGTATGACTCTACAAACACGTCTTTCAACTTGCTCATAAACCCTTCAGCGATTTCTGTACGTAGTCCAGTTTGCACTGCAACTGCGTTATCTTCCATCCACTGATCTACAACATAGTTTAGGTAGCTGTCAACTTTTTCGACAAGCTCGGATTTAGTAGCGCCTACTTCTTCTGCTAATTCTTCAGCATACTGTGCTTCTAAACGATCGATCTCTTCTGAAAGTTTTACTTTTACCGCTGCTTCAAAGATTACTGCTGTTTTAGCTTTAAACTCTTCTGAAAGAGTTCCTTCGCTTTCAACTAGTGCGCTTAGTTCGTCTGAGTAGTTAAATTCAACAATTGAATCTTCAATTGCTGGTGTATCTGAAACTTCTGTTTCTTCTACTTCAACTTCTTCACCCATATACTTACCAAATGTAGCATTAAGTTCAGCTTTTTTCATTCCGCTCATCTTATTGTACATTGCACTAATCATGCCAGCTTTAGTCTTTGGCATTGGATCGCTTTTACGAACATCGCCTTTGCGTGTGCCCGATTGTGATGGTCCAGCGTCTGCAGCTTTTGCTACTGATGCTACACTATCAACTTCAGCGTTTTTTGGATCATGAGCTTCTTCCATAACGTTCTCGTCATGGAGTTCAGCTTCGTTGACCACTTGGTCGTTATCTGCCATTTTTGTAACTCCTTACATATTTTGACTGTTTTTGAGGAACGAGAGGAAATTTTTAAACTCACGAACTTGCGTCTCATATAGATCCGCACGTGGAGCTGTTTTAATTTCTGTCTCCATTTTTTCAATCAATTGAGGTTGGATTACTCCGTTATTCCATACCCAGTCTACACCTTCCATAATTCCATTAACGAAAGCGTCTGGTGCAGATGGATCTTGTACAATATCCACTGTATTTAGAATGAAGTCTTCCTTGACGTAAGCTACGCCATTTCTACTCTCAATGCTACCCATACCACGAGTTGAGACACCTAATCTAACACCACCATCTAGAAGACCTTTAACGATCTTACCATTTGGAGTATCAAGTATAAGTGCCTTACCTATCACATCATTTCCCTTCCAATCAAGGGACTCAATGAGATGAGATACCTTATCTAAATTAACAGTTGGTCCCTCAGGATGATTTAATTCTCCAACTGCTCGTTTAGTTTTTACTTGTTCCGTAACGTATTTTTCTACTGCCTTTTCCATAGTTAGTTTAGGGTAGATTCTACCATTACGGTTTTTACCTTCAGCTTGTGCAAAGATACCTTCTACGA